TATTGGTCCAAGGCTTTATGGCAGGCGTTACCCCTGGCCTCCCACCCGTCGGGGCCGCCCTTGGTCCGTTCGATCGCCTCGCGCTTGCTCGGGGACATGTCGAAGCTCAGAACCTGCGTCACGCTGTGCGGCACCCATAGGCCATTCATCCGGTAGCGGTGCGGGCCAGGGAAGAACTCAAGGCCGGGGACTGGTTCGAGCATCAAGGGGTTGACGTGTTCCGACATCGTGCCACCCTTGTCTTACAACGTCCACCCGTTGCATGCCTTCTGTCTCACTACGTCTCACAGATGCTCAGGTCTCATGGCTAGACGCCCAGACCCGGCAATTCCGCAACCGCTCCGACGTGCTGCGGGATCTCATAGATCTCCAGATGCGAAACCTTGACACCCCCGGTAAGCTGATGAAACCGAGCCCTGAAGGGGAGAAGGTTTCATCTTCTAATACTCCTATATATAAAGAGTCTCCTATATCTAATAACACCCCTATTGGGGGTTCTAAGGGGGAAGAGAAAAAGGATCCCTACGAAAAAAAGACCCTCGGGGATGACCTCATCCCCAACGACCTCCTGGACTGTGACCAGCTCCTGCGTGAGTTCTGGTCTGTAAAAAAGGGCGTCCGATCTGAGCGGGTCTTCCATCGCGTGATTAACAAGCTCAGAGAGTGGACCCCCGCCATTCGTAGATCTGCCCTAGAGGCTGCCGCTAATGCTGGGTGGCCTGATGTCTACGAACCCCGCCAGCCCGGCGGCCGCCAACAACAGCAGACCACCGACTGGGACGCTCTCGAAAAATCACTTCCTAAGTTCTGATGCAGCTCAAGACTTATCAGCTGGGACTACGCGCAGCCGCGAACGTGACCCCCTACGCCAAACGGATCAGCGACGAGGAAATCGCATTCCTTTACATGTCCACCCCGTCCAAAATCAAGGACGCCGTGTCGGATGAGGCATGGGTCTACGCGGTGAGCCAATACCGGATGGACCCGAACCCGTCTAAGGAGATGCCCCTAGATCAACAGCTGTTGTCTTACGTCTTCCGACAACGTGATGGCCGGCCCGCTTTTGACTGGGGACTAAAGGAAGACCTACCCGCACGGATGGCCGCATCGGATCAGTTCCACGATCACCCCAGCCTTCAGCCGCCCAACGTGCCAGAGCTGCCCCCGTCATCTGGCGGCGTCTTGTCGGGGGCGTTCGATGTTTGATGACAAGACCCTCCGCGTTCTTTTGCAACGCGGCATAGACAACGGCTGGTGGACCATCGACCATCTGGACCGACCAAGCCCCGGCCTTGAACTTCTCAGGCGCGAGGCCATCCGCCACCCCGACCCCACGATCCGCGCCGCCTTGTCTGAAGGCATGAAGCCATATAGGAACATGCTTCGCGAACTAGGCCCGCCGGAACGACCCGAGGCCAAACCCTCCCCCCGCGATTTCACCGAACCCCCGACCCTTCGCTTCTGATGACCAAACTTTCAAGAATCGAGTTCAACGCCACCCCTGAAGAGCGCAAGCGCCTGGACATCGAGGCCGCCGCCCATGGCATGAGCCGCCAAGAGCTGATCCGCGAGCGGGTGCTAATGCGGACGCCCGACACCCCGAAGTTCCGCACTGACAAGGGGGCCATCGACCGAGCCGTTGAGGCTGTCACGCGTCAACATGTCGGGCTGCCCCGGCACGCTTTGGAACCCATCGTGTGCACGGTGCTCTGCTCATTGGTGGCGGACAGTGCAAGAGGTGGCATACCTGATTGACACGATGGTATGCCATGCCATATATTTAAGGAGTCAAGGGGATGACCCTCAACACCTCAAAGCAATGACCACCTACACCAAGACCCTCGGCAGCCCCCGATTTTTCGCTGCTTCTGACCGCGTCAAGGTCACCATCACCAAGGCTGAGCGCGACGCCATCAACGCCGCCAACGCCAAGCTCCGCCCCATCACCTACGACGGCGACCTGTTCGCCGACATGTTCGCCGCCTGAACACCACCGGCCCCGGAGACGGGGCCATCACCCCACCACCTCAAACCATGAAATCCCTAGTCTTCCTTTCCATCGCTGCCGCCGCTGTCGTCGGTGCGATGACCTCCGTTGATCTGGCCAAGAAAGGCGACGGAAACGCCGCCGCCCTCTTCGCCGGGTTTACCGCCTTCGCTGCAGCGTCCAGCGTCTGCACCATCGGGTCAATCATCGACGAGGCGTGACCATGAGCCTGGACCTTCAGAACTCCACCCCCGAACGTCGCCGGATGTTCGCCGTCCGTGTCGATGTTTCAACTCCTGAGATCGCCGAGGCAATCGCCCGCGATCTTGGGTGTTATCGACTCAACGGGGCCGGTCAACTTAAGGGGGCCATCGGCGTGATGCTTGACCGCATCGCCCGAGGTGCTCTTAAGGTTGTTCCGGTTGAAGAGTAACCGGTTGGCATACTGTCCACGGTCTTGACCGTTGGTATGCCATCGGGTTATATTTAGTTCATCGGGAGGCGGAGACGCCCCCGGTTCACCTCATCACCTCATCACCTCAAAGCAATGCTTTCAACCGCTGCTTACCTCTCCGACGTCGAGATCTCCTACGGCGTCGACAGTGACATCCCCCAGGCCATGCAAGGCATGGACCCCTGGACCGTCACCCTGATCACTGAGCACGGTTCCGAGTCCTTCCCCTACTTCATGGGACGGGGCCACAACGGAGCCGAGCCCGAAGTCCCTGACGTGATCTGTTCTCTGGTCTCCGACGCCTCCTACCTGGAGTGTGAGCCCGACCAGGTCACCTACGAGACCGGCAAGCTCATTGAGGCCAACAACGCCAAGCTGGCCCACCTCTTCGGCAGCTACTGGGAAACCCTCCGGTACATGGACGAAGACGAAATCCGCGAAGTGTTTTGAGCCCTCCGGGGCTCTTTTTTTTGGGTAGGGGGTTGCGCCCTTGCCTTTGGTATGCCATACTATGAGCAACGGGGACGACCCCGCCCACCTCACCTCTCCTTCCATGGCTTACAACTATCAGTGCATCATTCGCCAGCAGGGCACAACTGGCCCCGAAGGCATCTGGGACTCCTTCTTCTTCAATGATTTGGACGAAGGCCAAGCCACCTACCGGCGCAAAATTCGCAGCCTGCCCGGCGGCCAAATCTTGACCCTCTCGGGTCCCGTGCCTCACGAGGCTCAAATTTTCACCCTCAACTCTTGAACCCTTCGGGTTTCTTTTTTTTGGCCAGGGGGTTGTGCTTCTGCCCATGGCATGCCATACTTATGACATCGGGAGAGATCCCACAACCTCAACGCCACAATGACCGCCATCCACACCCTGACCAACGGCATCGAGAACTACCAGTTCGAGATCAACGGCGACGCCACCATCCTCACCACCATCAACGCTTCAATCGGTCGCAACGGTGGCCTGATCGCAAAAGAGGAGATCACCACCGCCGAAGCCCGCAAGATGTGGGCCTACGGCCTGAAGCATGGCTGCACCGAAGGCTGGACCGAGGCCACCCTTGCTGATCCTGAAGCCCCTCTCTTCGTTGATTGACCCTGGGGGGGGGTTGCGCTTCCTCCCTTGGTATGCCATAATTACATCAACGGGCGGACGACGCCCCCCACCTCCTCAAACCATGAACACCTCCATTCGCTCCGACCTCAAAGCCGCCGCCTTCTTCTTCGGCCTCGCCCTCGCCTTCTTCACCGTTGACGTCGCCGCTCAGCACGTCCTCCTCGAATGCGAAGACCGCGCCCCCGCTATCGCCCGCATGTGCCGCTGAGCCTGCGGGCTTTTTTCTGTCGATCCTCCGCACCTCACCCCATGGACTTCCACACCTACACCCTCAACCTCTACGAACAGCAGCCCGCTTTCTGGGCTGACGAAACCCCACCCGAGCCCCGCTCCTACCTCTGCGAGGCACGCCGCCGCTCCTTCTTCGACCGCCTTCTGAACCGCCCCGGCGAACTCGTCTGGGATGAATGGGTCGAAACCATCGACCAATGGCACGCCCTCGAAAAGGAAGCCCTACGCGATGGCCTCACCTTCACCACTGACCCCAGGCCCTCCACCTGATCACCACGCCGGGGAGCCTGATGCCTGAGCACCCCATCCTCAGGCTGAGAGTCATACAAAACCCAGGAGGGAAAGACAGGGGCGGTAGAGGTGCCGTATCGATCCCCCGGCGTTCAAACTTCACACCGCAACCGATGGACCAACACCTCAAAACACAGGATCATCTGAACAACCTCCGCGCCTTTGAAAGCTATGAGCAACGACTCAGAGCGGCTTACAAGCGAGCCACAACCCCCGAACGCTCGACTGATGAACCAGGAGGACGGCACAGTCAGAATCTGCGTGGGCGAGTTCGTCGGCACAGTGTCGAGTCATCACCTCGTTTCAGTGAAAATCAATCAGTTGAATGACTACTGGCGCAAGATGCACGCCCCACGGAATCAGGCTGGCTAACCTCTAGCCGTCGCCTGTAACATTCGGGCATGGGAAAGAAGAGCACCAATGCAGAAATGACCTCGCGAGTTCGTGAGGTTTACGGGCTTCTTGTTAAGTCCTATTCCCGCTTTGAAATCCTGCAATACGCGGCGGAAAAGTGGGACGTTAGTGATCGAACGGCAGACATCTACATACAACGCGCACGCGAGTTAATACAGCAGGACTCGGACATCGAACGGCCTCAATGGTTGGCCGCCGCCATTGCCCGCCTTGTCAAATATGAGCAGAAGGCCGGCCGTGAGGACAATTTGCAAACTGCCATAAAGGCCCTGGAGACTCAGGCCAAGCTGCTGCGCTTTGACCTCTGATGGTCTCGCTCCTGCACGGGCTGACCGAATCTGAGCCGCTCCTCGCCTTCGCCTCCCCACCTGATCAGCAGGAGGCGGCCGACATCCTCGAACGCATCCGCGCTGATCTGCACCCCGGCCAGCTGGCCTTTGTGGATGACCAGGACACCGAGATCCTCGGGTTGTGCGCCGGCTACGGCAGCGGCAAGACCCACGCCCTGGCCGCGAAGACTTGCGCCCTGGCTCTGGCCAACCAAGGCCACACCGGCTGCGTGATGGAGCCGACCGGCCCGCTCGTTCGGGACATCTGGCTCAACGACTTCGAGGCGTTCCTGGAGCGTTATGAGATCCCCTACACCTTCCGGGCGAGTCCACTGCCCGAGGTGATCTTGCACTTGCCCGGAGGCGACACCAAGATCCTCTGCCGGTCCCTTGAGTCCTGGACGAGAATCATCGGTCTCAACCTGAGCTTTTGCCTCGCGGACGAGATGGACACGGTCCCGCCCGCCGTGGCCGCTAAGGCGTTCCCCAAGATCCTCGGCCGCCTTCGCGCCGGCAACGTCCGGCAGTTCGCCGCAGCATCCACCCCCGAGGGTTTCCGCTGGATGTGGAACACGTTCGGCACCGAGGAGGCGAAGGAGCGCAAGGACCGCAGGCTCATTAAGATGCGCTCGGCAGACAACCCACATCTGCCCCCAGACTTCATCTCCCGGCTGGAAGCGTCTTACGACCCCAGCCTCCTCGCCGCGTACCTTCAAGGCGAGTTCACGAACCTAACCACCGGCCAGGTCTACGACCGGTTCGACCGCAGCAAGCACATCTGTCGAGATCTTCCAGATGTCAGCGACGAACCCATCCGGGCCGGGATTGACTTCAACATCGGGAATATGAGCGCCGTTATTGGCGTGCGTCTGGGTAACTCTCTTCTGCTGATTGATGAGATCAGCGGCGCCCATGACACCGACGCCCTGGCCCAAGAGATCCGGAGACGATTTCCCGACCGTCGAATCTTGGCCTACCCGGATGCATCAGGAGCGGCACGATCTACGAATACCAGCCGCACCGATGTCGCGATCCTTGAGTCCTATGGGTTCAGCAATCAATCACCGAAATCGAATCCTCCCGTCCGTGATCGGGTGGCTTCTGTTCAGGCTTTGCTGGAGAACGGGAAGGGCGAGGTCCGGCTACAGGTAGCGGCGCACTGCAAACGGACGATTGAGTGCTTGGAGCTGCAGAGCTACACGGAGCAGGGCGAGCCGGATAAAGACGCGGGCTACGACCACATGAACGATGCTCTCGGCTACCTCGTATTCAGAGAGTTCTCGATCTTGCATGCGCGGGCTGGTCGAGGGACTGGGATCCGCCTGTACTGATTGCCCCTTGACAAGTGGCATACCGTATGGCATATTATGGGCACGGCTGGAGACAGCCGCGCACCTCGCAACTGAATCATGGGACGCATTGCCGACCAGCTCAATCAGCTGATCAA